ATCCCTTAAAAATGGCTCTATCATTGAAACCAATTGTGCTCTGGTAAATCTATCGTTTGGTTCAAACAAAAAGTATTTTGAACTTGTACTAATTGCTTTTTCAAGAACCATAAACAATCTTCTTACATTAATTCTGTTGAAAGCAGATTGTTTATCTAACATTGTTTTTTGACCTCATACAACCTTGCCTTGGCCAGCAAATGATACAATTGGGTTTATACCGTTCTTATAAAGTAAATCCCTTTCTCCCATTGTTGGGTTTCAAGCAAGTTTTCTAACGCCTGTAATTACAGTTCTATTTAAACCTGCTGGTGCAAACCAAGGATCTCTCATATCATCGGTTCTAGCAAATAATCCTGCCATATATCCACTTACAGGCACCCAATGATATTCATTCATATATTTATCAAAAACGTTAAACCAGTTTCCGTATAATGCTGCGTAACTGGTATTTTGATTGAAACCGGGATCTGACAATCCTTTTCTTCAATTTGTTATATCAACTGCCTCACTACCTTTATTTTTGATTACATGGTTATATTTACAATCAATTATACACATTGAATCTACTCTTGACTCACTAATTGTAATAAGTCTTCTTTTTACTGTTTCAGATTTGTTTCCGTCAATAAATAGATTTACGTCAATTTCTTCTGGATTGCTATACAAATTATATGCTTCCAAAATTGCTCCATCGGAAGGTGACTCACTTTCAGAGTAATCCCTTCCTGAGCCGAGTTTTTTAAAATCATATGTTACTCAACCCTCTGGAACATCTGCATTTTTATATGCATCTCCTATTGCAACTCTTACATATTCAGTATTATTGTTTATTACATTTTCAATATACATTGATTGTCCTAAATCATCTATAGCGTCTTCATAAAGAGAAACATTGTAATAATCTGCTGTATCCCAAGAAGAGGAACCTTGTTCTATTGTTTGTACAATCAGTAGTAAATTTCCTTGTTCTAAAGGAGAATCTATATCGGAGACTGCATTATATAGTACAACTTGCATAAAAGTACTTTCATCTATATAAGCAGTATTGTCAATTGCTCTAAACTTATAATAAGTTCCTGATGCATCTTCTACACCACTACTATTATATAATATAGGATTTCCTTCCTCATCTCTATCTATAGTACCATTATTTACTAGTAGCTGTGTAATGTAGTCAATAATAGCAACTCTTACGTTATTACCTCAGCTTCCTCTTGAACTTGCAATAAATTTTATTTGGTCTGTTCCAATCAAATCCCCTTCTTCGTGGAATTCATCGGGATCAGAAATATCTCCACTATCATTTGATTGGGTTTCCAGTGTATATGCTTCTTCACTAGATGGAACCACCCATCCAGTAGTTTCGGAACTTTCTGATAGTAAGTCAATACCAGCAAATGTAGCATCATCTGGCATTACTCTTGTACAATATAGAGAATTTCCAAATTTTAGATAACCTATTGCTGAAAAAGTATCTTCAATACAATCAGAAACAGTACTATTACTATCAGATGAATAAACTCTTTTTCTTGGTCTTCCAAATTTTTCTATCAATTGGTCGGGATTTGTTGTATACTCCTGTGTCATTTCTGGTCCTTTATAGGTGTTTCTTAGAACCAATACAGCAATAGAAGTTGCTACTGCTGGAATAGTAGTAGACAAATCTAATTCTTGAACATTTACTCTAGGGCTTATGAAAGTTGGCATTTATTTTCCTCCTAAATTTCTTCTTTTTGTCTTTTACATATATTTATATATATTTATATTTTATTTCAATATGTATTTATTATTTTCAGTAAGTAATGGGTCTCCACTTTCCGTGGTTATATTATCCTCCATTAAAGAAAACCCGGCTGAAATTGTATGGTTTTCTTTTACATTTTCAAATGTATGTTCAGTTTTGACTTCAACAGAAATTCCATCTACTATTAAACTACTTACCACATAATTTTCATTTGGTTGAATAAAAAATGTTTTATTATTCCCCCATTCAATAGTTACATCATTTTCAGGATAAATTTTTCCATTTTCTCCAGCAGAAGGAGAAATAGTATAAGTTTTTATTTCAAATTCAGCATGTAAAGTATGGTCTTGTTTAATATCTTCAAATTTATAAGATTCTATGGGACCTTGAGAAACGCCATCAACCAGAACATTCTTTATTTTATATCCATTTTCCTCATCTGGTATTATATTTATTATTTTACTAGTTTCTTCTGTCATATTATATGCCTTCTACAAAAAAATAATCATATAAAAATGTTACCGTACAGTATAAAATTGATTCACCTTCTTGATATGAAAAACTTATTTCACCCAGTTCTGAAGGTCAAATATTTACAAATTTGAATTTTACTATATGCTTATTAAAATTATCTATTACAGAAAGTGTTGCATCTATTTGATTATCCAATGCATTTTTTCCATGAAGTTTTTCAATTCCATCTCTTATCAACATCATTCAATTATAAATCATCAAATAGTTTTTGAAATCTTCATCTATAAAAAATATTGTATTTCATGGACCATAAGTTATTCCCAATGCAGAACCATAAGACCTATTTCCCTTTCAATGCATTTCTCCTTCATCAAAGGAAATACTTGGCAAAACAGTTTCATATAAGTTTAGAAAATATTCATCTGAATCTCTTAAACTGTCTGTTCCCGGCACTTGTGGAAATGAAAGCTTGAATGTAGTAGGATTAGCCTTGTCCATTAAAATACCTCATAATTAACAATAATTTTACCTGTTTCATCTTTTTCACCTTTTACAAACAATTCTTCAGAATCATGGCCAACACCACTTGGACCTTCAGTTTCAGAACTTCTATATGCTCAAGACTCTTTATCAAGATAAAATTTATATATAATTTTCTTAATTTCTTCAATATCACCAATCGGTTGCAATAGAAAGGTTTGTACTCTGAATGTCAAAGTCCAAATAATATTTCTAAGTTCATCTTCTGCAATGTCAGTTGGGTTATCAATTGACAACCCTTGAAATAATATTTTTATATTGAACTCATCTTCAATTTCTGGTATTCTCAATTTAGTATAAACAAATGGATTGAAAAATGGTAAAATCTGTTCAATTATTTGGTCTGATTCATTGATATACTCTGTGCCTATTTTTAGCTCAAAATCCATATCATATGGAGCAGGTGTAATATAATATTTTTTACCATCTTCAACTGTTTGAATATAATTTTTCTCGTGTTTTCCAGAAACCCTATTATTTGAATGTTTTACACCAGTTATTTCCGTACTCATTATCGGCAATCTTTTTTCATGAGATCTATTATATACCCAATTGTAAAATTTTGCCTTTGGAGCTAATTTTATAGGGACATTTACATATTTTAAAATATTTCCATCAGTATCATATTTTGCTATTCTGATATCATTGAAGATATTTAAAAATTCTATAATTGTCTTTCTAAAACATTTATAGTAAAAATATTGTTTCATTATTGATTCTCTCTATTACTATTTATTCTTCTAAATAATTTATATAATGCTTTGCCACTTCAAATGCTGGTGGATTTCAATTATTTATTTCTTTAAACTTTTTATTCATTCTTTTCATTACATCTATTGTTTCTATTATTGTAAAATGCTGTTTTAATGCTTTTTGTATAAAAACAGTGTCTTTTCCTAAATCATCATTTTTCAATACATTATTATTTCAATTGAATACAAATAAACACCAATTATCTGCAAAATCAGCAAATTCTTGTGTAATAGGGTCTTCTATAATGATGCCCTTTAAATAATTGATGGTTTGAGTTATAACGCTTGGGTCATAATTAGTAATATTTTCACATTCATTGTTTAATTCTTCTATATGACGTGAAATAATACTGAAAGCTTTTCTAAACCCTTCAGAATTACCCCTCAACAAAGAATTAACTTTGAAACTCTCTTGGCTCAAAAATCTTTGGATATTTCCTACACATTCGTTTTTATTCATTTTTTTCCTCCATTACTTTTTTGAAATTTAAAAAACATTCTTTTTGGTCTTTTGACAACCTACTAATAAAATTAGAAAACAGCCCTTTACTTTGAAACCATTCTATTTGTGCCTTTACTTTTCCATGTTCCAATGCACATACAGATGGAATCGGAGTAAATGGGTCTCCCATTGCTTCATATTGTGCTCCACTACAACCTCCATTACAAATATTTCTTATTAAACAATTTTGACAATAAGGCCTACTTTTGTTTTCAAAAATAAATGAAGAAAGGTAAAATGGCAGATTCAATGGTTCTACATCTACAATTTGATCATTTTCAACCTTGAATTTAAATCCATTGAACCAATCATATGATTGCCTATGACAAGAATTTACTGTTAAATCGCCCAATCTCAAACTCATTGTAGTCTGCATTGAACATCCTATACCTCTTCCAATTTTTCCTATATTGTTAAATAAATTCATATTATTGATGTCTTTATCTTTGGTCCTAAAAACAAAACTATCAACAAATTCCTCACAATTTACCTTACTATAAGCAAAGTCCATTGCGTGTTTATAAAAGTTTCTATATCCTTCTATTGATTTTTTGTCTCAACCATCGTTTCTTACTTCAAGTAAATATATATTGTTTCAAGGCAAACCATACTTTTCAAAGTTTTCTTGAAATCAATCAAAATTCTTTGGTCAATTTTCTATATTATTGTAGTAAACCATGGGATGAAAACCACATCCATAATTTTTTGCAAATGTAAATAAATCATCATAAAATTTATCATCATACAATAATTTAGGGTCTTTACTTACAGGGGGTCTATTATACACATCCATATATTTTCCATCTACAGATGCACTAAGACCCATAATTACATTATTTTTCTTTGCATATTTTTTTAATTCTAAAACTCTGTTCAGATTTTTTTCACTTCTTAAAAAGCTAAAATTTGTAGGAACTGTTATTAATCCTCATTGATACTTTTTATAAAAGTCTATACATTTTTCTATTGCATCAAGTCCAACTTTTTGGTTTAATGGTTCTCCAGAAAATATTTCCAAGGATTGTGGCAAATAATCATTTCTATCCAACCAATCAAGAACCAAATCCAAATTTTTCAATATATTCTTACTATCTGATATATCCTTTGGATATAGTTCTTTTCCGTTGCCCACAAAATTATTATAATAACAATATACACAATTGAGATTACACTTACTATTTATCTGTAGTTCCAATTTACCAAATAAAAGTGGTTCATTACTGGCTTTGGTTCTTCTCCAATCTCTAAAAAACGTTCTATTCAAAAAACTCTTTAGTAGTTCTTTTTCTTCTGTTTGATAATCACTCATTTTTATTTATTCTCCTTATAAAAGTCTTTTACAAATTGTTCTAAAGCTCCATTTCCGAATAATTTATAGTAACTGGGATGGTTTATATGCATTGACCCGTTATACATAAGATTTCCTGTGGGACATCCGTGTCTAGAATTACAATAAACTGCAAGTAAATTCGCCATCTCGTCATTTTTGTAACATTCAGATATTTGACCTGCATATGCCATTTCTTTTATATAACCAAAGGATAAAGAATTTTTAAATTTGAAAAAATCGTGATATCCTCTCATTGTAAAAATATACTTTCCCATTTTTTCTATATCATTGTCAAAATTGGATAGTAAAGATCTTCTTGCTAGTTCATATCTACCGCTTTCTATATTTTCCTTTTCCTTCAATATTCTATCATTATCTTCTAGAAGAGCTTCCTCATATCCTTTATATGGTATATAAAAAGTATCGTGGCAAGGATGTAAATACTCACTTACTCCAAATTGAGAATCACCGGCAGAACAACTAAACATATGGGATTTAGTAAAAATTTCATCACCAAGATAAACTAACTTTACAAAATTATCATAATAACTACAAGAAGGAGATACATATTTAAATTTTTCATTTGCAGCAACTTCTTTTTTCTCTTGAATTGCTCTGTGAAAGGATTTTCCATCTTCTTTTGTGTAATTATCAGGACACACTACGGTAGGGTGTACAGAATAACCTAGTATTACTTTCTTTTTAGGATTATTACTTTCTATTCTATCAATAACATTATTGAAAAAATCATAGTAGTCCTTTACATTTTCATATTTTTCCAACATAGCAAACTGTTCTTTTGACAGAGTTGCCTTAAAATGAGTATTTACCTTATGAGATAAATCCAATTTATTTATTTCATCAAAAAA